TTGTTGTTGCCCTGGTTCGTAACAAGGTCAACAACAAGTTCGACACAACCATCAAGAACCGCGTCAATTCCAGGAACACCCCGATTGTCATCATCATGCAGCGTTTGCACGAACAAGACCTTTGCGGATTCCTTATGACACAAGAACCCGGCGAATGGACGGTTCTTTCGTTGCCTTGTCTTTGGTATGACGAAAAGGGAGAGGAACACGCCCTTTGGGAGTTCAAGCACACCATCCAGGAATTGCACGACATGCGCAAGAAGAACCCGTTCGTTTTCGATACGCAGTACATGCAGAACCCGAAACCATTGCAAGGATTGATGTATGAAGCCGGATTCAGCGAATATGCAATCCGCCCGGCAACGAAGCGTTGTGTCCGGAAGTGTTACGTTGACGTTGCGGACACGGGTTCGGACTACCTTTGCGCAATCATCTATGATGAAACCGAAATCGGCAACTTCATCGTGGATGTTCTCTATACACAACGCCCGGTCGAGTACACGCAACCAACCCTTGCGAAGATGTTGACCAAACACGGCGTTACACAATGTATCATCGAAGCCAACAACGGCGGTCGTTTGTTCAAGAACGCGGTTGAAAAAGAATGCCGCATCCTTGGCAACTACAAGACCAAGTTCACGGCATTCCATCAAAAGGACAACAAGCAACAACGCATCTTCCAAAATTCGGCGGACGTTCAGAACATTTGCTTCATGCCCCAGGGATGGAACATCTTGTTCCCGGCATTCTACCAGGCAATAACATCGTACATGAAAGTTGGCAACAACGAACATGATGACGCGCCGGACGCATTGACCGGAACGGTTGAGAAACGAAAGAAGAATGGTTCGGCGGATGTCGCCGGGTTGTTCGGTAGGTAAACAGATAAATGAACAATAAAAATCCAAAGAAAAATGAAACTGAAAGATTTATTCCCACAAGTGGACGGCGCGAACCAGGAATCCGCCGCCAATCAAAACGACTTCATCCCCAAGTTGAAGTCACACCGTTACATTGAATTGCCGGATGTCGAAGCCGCAAACAAGGCACTTGACCCCAAGTTGCATGACATCAACGACCCAATCTTGCGCCCGGACAAGAAAGTGAAGATTGACAAGGATGATGACGTGCAAGATTCGGATTCGGCAAAGAAAATCATCGACACGGGAGAGGACAACGGAACATATCGAACCGAAAAGGTTGCCCGCGTTGCCGTTGCCTTGCAGAAACTTATCATCAAACGCGCCGTGTCGTTCATCTTTGGCAATCCGGTTGCATATTCTGCAAGCCCGGACAACGAAAACCAGGAACTTGTCAAGAAAGCATTCGACCGCATCATGCGCGATGCCAAGGAGAAGTCCGTGAACCGCAAAGTTGCGCGTTCGATTTTCAGTTACAAGGAATGCGCCGAACTTTGGTCGGCATACGAAAAGCCCAAGGCACACACCAAATTCGGATTTCCGACCAAGTTCAAGTTGCGTTGCACCGTCCTTTCACCCAAGAATGGCGATACATTGTACCCGTATTTCGATGAAACGGGCGACATGATTGCATTTTCCCGTTCTTTTTCCCTGGAAGATGGGAACAAGGTGAAATCCGACTACTTTGAAACATGGACAGACGAAGAACATTGGCTTTGGGTGAACGGCGAAAACGGTTACAATGTCGTTGACGGCTATCCCAAAAAGGTTGCAATCAACAAGATTCCCGTTGTGTTCGGTTGTCAGCCGGAAATCGAAACGGCGGATGTTGACAAACTGATTGACCGCCTTGAAAAGTTGCTTTCCAACTTTGCAGACACCAACGATTATCATGCAAGCCCGAAAATCTTCACAACGGGCGAAATCAAGGGTTGGGCGAAGAAAGGCGAATCCGGCGCGGTTATCGAGGGCGAGGATGGCGCAACGATGCAATATGTGTCTTGGCAACAAGCCCCGGAATCCGTGAAGTTGGAAATCGAAACCCTTTTGAAACTGATTTATACCATCACACAGACACCGGACATTTCGTTCGATGCCGTCAAGGGTCTTGGCGCGATTTCCGGTCTTGCCTTGAAGTTGTTGTTCATGGATGCACATCTGAAAGTGCAAGACAAGATGGAAATCTTCGATGACTATCTGCAACGCCGAACGAACATCGTCAAGGCTTACATTGCCATGTTCAACCAAAAACTTGAAGCCGATGCCGATGACCTGGACATTGAACCGGAAGTCACCCCGTACATGCTTACAAGCGAGATTGACGAATTGAACTATTGGTTGACCGCCAACGGCAACAAGCCCGTCATTTCCCAGGAAGAATCAATCGAGGGCGCGGGAATCAGTAAGAACACGGCAAAGACGATGGAGAAGTTGAAAGAACAATCATCGTTGGACAATTCATTCATCATCGGCGAACCCGTGACCGACCCAATCCATGGCGGCAAGTCCGGAAAGGGCGATGATGACGATGACGAAGAATAAATGATGCCACACAAGATGAAACGATATATTTCAATCATTATCCTAATGGGATTGTTGCTTGCTTCATGCGAGCAACGTCCCGTTTCGGGATATGTTGTCGGCAAACGTCATGTCACGGAACAAGACATCATCCGGGAAAACAACGCTTCACACCCGGCGGCATGGAAGCCCGTACACGAACAATGGGTTGTGTTTGTCGCCGATTCTTGCCGCGTGACACCTTGCCATGTCACCAAGGAAACATTCACCAGGTTACAAAAAGGGCAATTCGTGACCGTCAAGGGCTTTGAATGATGGCGACAAGGAAAGTATCACCCCGGCGCGTGAAAACGCCTACAACGGGCAAAGAAACGGGTTTGTGCAAGGATTGCAAGCATTCCGGCAACCGGATTGAAAAAGATGTCAACGGCGAATTTTTCATGTGTTGGTGTCCGTTCCACAAGTGGGCGCGTTTCTTGCGTCACGACACATGCGAACACTTTGAGAGAGGAAACCCCGATGATGAACCCAAATGATGAATGTATGAAGTGCAACAATTACCATATTTCCGGCGCGTGTTGGCATTGTTCCGCCGTATGGACACCGCCAACGATGCAACAGACCAGGGAATGCAGATTTTTTGAACCAAAAGACAGATAAGATGAAGCCAATGACAAGCAAATGCCGCGAATGTAGGAATTGGAATCTTGCTTGCGGCGAATGGTATTGCGCCGTTTGTGCGCGAATCAGTCCGGGGGAAAGCATGACGAACCCCGGCAAGTGTAGTTATTTCGAATCCAAAAAGCGTTGACGATGGCAAAGAGATACAAGACAACAAGATTTTCAATCCAGGGTTTCGACACGGCGCATTATCAGACAACCGAACAATATGCCGCCCTGGTCGATGAACTTTTCAACCGGGCAACGGTCGAAGTGACCAACGCGGCGGCGAAAGGGACGTACAATCCGGACGTTCCGTTCACCTTTGCTGACTACCCGGCATTGAACGGGCTTGTTCAAAAGGTAGGAAAGCAACTTGCCGCCAAGGTGCAAGCGGTCATCGAACAAGGTTCGCGCAATCAATGGTTGTTTGCTTGCAAGAAGAATGACGGCTTCATCAATTCCATCTTTGACACGTCAAAGTTGCCGAAATCCCAATTGCGCAAGATGCAAGACCGCAATCTTGATGCCCTTTCAACGTTCCAGGGGCGCAAGGTTGACGGGATGAACCTTTCACAACGCGTTTGGCGGACGGTTGGACAATACAAAATCCAAATGGAATCCGCCCTTGACGTTGGTCTTGGTGAGGGTCGAAGCGCACAACAATTGGCGCGTGATGTCAAACAGAACTTGAAAGACCCGAACCGCCTTTTCCGCCGTGTCCGTGACAAGCGCGGCAATCTGCAACTATCAAAGGCGGCGCAAGCATTCCATCCAGGACAAGGCGTTTATCGTTCAAGCGTGAAGAACGCGCAACGCCTGGCAAGAACGGAAATCAATATGGCATACCGTGAAAGCGATTGGGCGCGATGGCAAACCCTGGACTTTGTTGTCGGATTCGAAATCCGCCGTTCAAATCATGAACCAAAGTGCAAGTGTGATTTGTGTGAACGCCTGGTTGGTCGTTACCCAAAGACATTCAAGTTCACGGGTTGGCATCCACAATGTATGTGTGTTTGTGTTCCTATCTTGATGGATGAAGAAACATTCGACCAAAACGAACTTGCAGACCTTAAAGCGGCATTGCACGGCAAGGAATATCAGAAACAAA